CTTGAACAGCATTACTTCCGCCACCTTGTCCACCTAGTGCTCCACCTAAAATAGCACCCATATCTCCACCACTCATAGCTAATGTAGGGTCAATTTGTCCTTGACTAATCATTGTAGCTGTATCAGCAAATAGTTTAGCTATAGCTGGAGAGTGTTTTGTTCCACTTTCTTGTATCATCATAGATGCAGTTTGCATATAACCCGCTGGGTTCATTTGCAATAAAGCTTGACCAAGTGGACCATTAATTACAGTTTCTAATAGTAGCTGATTTCGTTCTTCAGCATTATTAGTTTGACTAGCTATAATTTTCAGGTCAACTTCTGAATATTTAACGTCTGTATCTGGGTCGTTCAACGGAGTTAAAATAATATTCCCGTCTTTGTCCTTTAAAAAGTCCCCAGTTTCAGGGTCTTCCTCTGGCTGGAAAATAGGCTGAGTAATAGGTAAACCAGTCTCAGGGTCGATTTGTCCAGTAGGCATCTGTAGAGGTTTATTGATATTAACATAGCGAAGCCCATTGATAGGGTCAGCTACAGCTAAAATCTGCTCTGCTGTCATATATTGTTGAACTAGATTAACTATATCCCAGCCAACCATTTTATGTTGATACTTAATTCTATCTGTCATAATAGATAACTGGCTAGCAGATGATTGTTTCTGTATGCCGACTTTACGTCCACTATCCGAAGCAAATGCTTGACCTAGGAAGCTATCATTAATACCTAACACTGACTTAATACGCTCAAGAGCTTGTTCAATGATTGAATATTGTGCAGCTATATCCTTACTCATATCCTCAACTCGGACACCTTGTAAGTCAGTAACTTGCACGATACTATTAACCATATTAAAAGTTTTCTTGAACTCCTCAATATCATCTACGGCATTTGTCTCTACAAAAGCTTTTGATGTATTAATTAGCTGTTGAATTTGAACAATAGCTTGGTTAATAGCTTTTTGAGTCTCTATGATTTCTCTAAAAGCTCCGTAAAAGCCAGATTTTTCATCCTCAAATAGTTTAACAGCTCTGTAAGGAAAAGGAGACTTTTTAAAACTAACTTCTCTCTTCTCTAGCATTGTTTCATTAGACCAGATACACTCGTACCATTTCTTTTTGTACTTAACTACAGAGTGTATAACTTGGTAATTGTTCCATTGTCTGTATCTACCTACAGCCTCCGTTCTATACTCGCTCCACCACTCAGCTGTATAATCTCCATTTAGGTCATTATAATATTCAACTAGAGTTTTAAGTTTAGCCTCTCCCCATCTTTCACTAATTAGCTCCTCTGGTAACCATTTAAAACGGTGGATAAATCTAGCGTCTTTCATATCGTCACGTTTAGCCATAGGGTCTATACGAACTTGCCAACTAGGGATACGCTCTAGGTTAATCTCGTAAATAGCTCTACCATAACTGTCCACTTTACCTGTATCTTTTACGGTTTCGTAAGTTACAGATAGGCCAGTTAAAAGCACATCAAGTTGGAGTTTTCTACGTAGTGTTTCATAATCATTTGTGTCCTGAACATACTGCACAACATCGTTAACTACCATTGCAGAAACAGCTGAGTTCATATGACGAGGCTCGACACTAATTTGGTTAGCTACTGTATCAAAGTAACCTACCATTGCGTGAGCTAACATTTTAACTACATTATAGGTCTCAACTGGCTGACCTCGTGATGTGAGTACATTTTTCTGAGCATCTGTCCACTGGTCGTTATGGTATAAAGCTACCACGTTACGTCCCTCAGTAATCGAGGACTGTAGCTCATTTGTAGCTATCTCGTATGTATCTTTACATAATTTAAGGAGTTCAGTATCTATCTTAGACTGTTTAGTTATAATCTTAGGGATTTGTCCCGTAGCTGATATAGTAGCCATCTAGTTTCCTAATAGGGTATCTATGAAGCTCGGAGCTGAACCTAATCCAGCTTTTAAGAAACCTGCCGCATCTTTACCATATGTTTTAGCTTGGTCTCCATACATATTAGCTTGGCCACCTAGTAAATTACCTATGCTACTGCCCGCTGTCATATTTATATTAGCTAAATTGCCGTAAGCGTTTGTAGTAGCATTAGCCGCATTTGAATAGCGGTTAGCTCCAGTATTAACAAACCCTTGTTTCATAGCATTAACTTTATCTTCTGCGGCTAGGTCAGCTTGTGCTCCACCAGTAGCTTTAGCAAAGGCCGCCTCTTTAGCTGTCTGAGCAGCCATTCCAGAAGACTGTAGTCCACTTGAAGCTAAAGAGTCGTTAAGCTGAGCCACTTGTTTATCTATATTCTCATATAAGTTAGTTTTATATTCTTGAGCATACTTTTCTGGGTCTAGGTTATTGTAGTAATCGGATAAATTCTCCTCAATACCTCCAAAAGTTTGTTCCCAATCAGCCATAAGTTGTTGAGCATATTCTAAAGCTTGCTCGCCTTGTAGGTTAGCCTCGCCAAAATATTTACTCATCTCACTTATAGCTTTGTCCCACGTTTGAGTTTGGTCTTTCATAAGACCTTCAGATTTCCTATTAGCATTTATAGCTCCTGCTATACCACCAATAGTTTTAACTCCTCCAATAATCGATGCACCTGTAGCCACGTTATCCCCTTTTCAATCTATACACTTTAGCTATAACTTCGTGTCTCTTATCTAGCACAGCTATATGCTCACTATTAATTTCCGTCTGACCGAGTATATCTCCGTCTGGAAAGTCCTCAAATAGTCTAGCATAGAACTCTGCGAGTAATCTACCTTTCCTATGTTCCTCTCTAATATAAACTCTAATTCCGTTATAACGTTTTAAAGACGGAGCTATGGCTTCAGTTTCGTCTCTCACTATAAAGAAACCCCTAAGCTCATTATCTATATAAACAGTATCTTTCGGGTTATTATAGTGATTGACTATTTCAGTTATGTAGTCGCTCATATTTGTAGAAGCGTGAGCTGGAAATAGCTCGTGATACATCTCAGCTAACAGTAGTGCTAGGTGCGGTATGTGTTCTTTTTTAGCCTCTATAATCATACTATATATTACCCAAAATACACTTAAGATTTGCTTAAGACATCAATTATCTGATTTACTGTACGTTTTACCGTTTCTAAATCATCACTAGGAGTTAACCTAATGAGCTGTTCACTCTCTAAAGTCGGGTCATCGGTCAACTCTTTTAGTAGCTCCTGTATCTTTTCACGTCTCTCATCTAGCTTGCGTTGGAGAGCCTTCCTCTCCGCTTCTTGCTCAGTCCTTTCAAAATCATCTATCATACTACTTCCCTTGGTGTCCAGCTATACTGAATACTTTTTATTTCTCCGTAGCCAGTTATGCGGAAACTGATACTATAAGATTTATTCTTACTATTAGGTATGCCGATAATAGCTAAACTATCTCCAAATTCTAAGTCAGTGTCGGACAAATTAAGATAGTCCTCTGTAGATATAATAGTCTCTTCAACTGGAACTGTACCATCACTAAACACAATTTGAACATTAAATAGTCCGTTAAAATTAATCCTAACTTTATCGTACTCTTTTAAAGTTGAATAGCTACCATCTATAAGTTTAGGACTTACATAAGTTACACGTTTAAGTCCTTGTAATCTACGACGACCGAATAGATTTAACGCATTATTACTACACTCTAAAAATGCGTCGCACGCCAATGTAGCATCACAGTCTAAAAAGGTATCTCCAATAACTTTGGTAACTACATTTAGCTCCCCACGCAACACACCTAAAGAGCTAATAGACGGATAATCAAATAAAGTAAAACTGCCGCCCTTTCCTCGTTTAAAATCTAAAGCTACCATTCCTTCTTGGATATCGCTAACACCTTGAGGAGATGACGGCAATAAAATATCACTAGGAAATAGCTCATCACTTGGAACTAAACTAGGTAAAAAGCTTAGATAGTAAACATCGTTAACTATTGCCGCTGAGGTAGGGTTTAAACTTTTTAAATCTCTAATTTTATTAACTGTCACATTTTCAACACTAAACCCATCAGCTATACATATACCGACATCACTTAGCCATACTGCACTGCCTCGAATATAGGCTATAGTTTCTCTAGCTACACATCCTATACTATCCGAAACTTGTCTAAGTCTAAAATTCTCTACTCCAGTTCCATATAAAAGGGAAGTAAACGTTTTACCAAACACTAAAAGCCCAGCTGGAGATTTAGCTAACCCCGTTATATCATCTGGCATAATATAGAAATCACTTGAATACCAATAGTCTGGATTACCTAAAGCGGAGAAGTATAAATACGCACCCGCTGAAGCAAATAACCTGCCATTTAACTCAGTGAAGTCATTAAGACCAGTCATAGGAGGTTCAGTTCTAAGTGTAGATAATAATCTGCCATCAATAGATGCGTCATCTAACGTATCTACAAATGTAGCATCTGTATCTAATTCAACTACCATAGTGAACCTAGCTAAATATCCACCAACTCTATAGACCCTATACTTATCAGCTACGGGGTTTCCGTCTGTATCAGTTGGAAAGGGCTCAAAATTAGATACCTCGATAACCTCTTTATCAGCTGTTAAATATAATGTAAGAGGCGACGGAGCCGACTCTACGCCAGTATCAGATGAGTAAAATGTATAACAGTATTTAAAATCGCCTAGATGAGGACCAATTCCAGCTCCTGCCTGAATTGTAGGTGGTGCAGATGGAACAGCTATACCTAAAGCTAGCTCTCTTCCATCACGTAGAACTTTACCAGTGCTTACGCCATTACTCCAATAAAGGTTATTATCCATAAAAGCTACACTTCTAAACCCATCATAAGTATAAACCTCGCCCTGAAATTCCACAAAATGGTCATTTTCTAAGTTCTGTAAATAGTCCAAATTTGGAACAGATAACAGCGAACTTCTATTCTGGTCAACATTAATGAGAGTTCTAGCCTCATTAAAGGCGATAAGATGAGGTGCTTGTACTGTGTCCATACCAGCTGAGAAATCT